AGCGGCAGGCCCCATGCAGCCGCCTATGGGCATCCAGCTTGGCGAAGGCGTACAGCCTTATTGGGATTATGTCGTGTCATCCAAAGCTGCGCGCGCATGGAATGAGCAAGACCTTATAATGGTTGTGGAGTTGGCACGAAACCTTTTCCGTACTGAGCGGCTATCGTTTGAAATGCTAACGGAAGATGAAATAATTGGCGAAAAGGCCAACCCAAAAAGCGCAATCATTGACCAGCTAGTCAAACGCGCCCGCATTATAATGATCTATCTCCAAGTTCACCCGGAAGCTACCCAAGGCAAAGCACGGGCGCAGGTGTCGCAGAACCAAGACCATAGCAGCGCAATGGATGTTGCGGCGCAGTCTGATGAAGATGATTTGTTAGCGTCGCCAGATACGCATTAATTATGACGAGAGGCGAAAAGGTAATAGGTTTTATTGAAAAGTTCTGTTTGGTGCCCGAGGGCGACCACGTTGGCAAGCCCGTGGTGCTGGCCCCGTTCCAGAAGGATTTTATCCTCGAGGTTTACGATAACCAGTACGTTACCGACACAGCCATATTATCCATTGCGCGTAAAAATGCCAAGACGGGCACCATTGCTTTCATCTTGCTGGCGCATATCATTGGGCCGGAAGCCAAACAAAACAGCCGGATCGTTAGTGGCGCAATGAGCCGGGAACAGGCCGCAGAGGTTTATAACCTGGCATCTAAATGCGTTCTGATTTCGCCAAAGCTCCGCGACAAGATCCGGATTATACCGTCAAGCAAGAAGCTTGTTGGCCTATTGATGGGCGTGGAGTACCAAGCGATCAGCGCAGAGGGTAAAACAGCACACGGCAAAAGCCCGATCCTGGCAATACTTGACGAGGTGGGACAGGTGCGCGGGCCGCAATCTGATTTCATCGATGCCATTACTACAGCCCAGGGCGCATATGAGCAGCCGCTACTAATCTATATTAGCACCCAGGCCGCAACCGACGCAGATCTGTTTAGCATATTGATCGATGATGCCAAGAAGAACAAACCAAAAAAGACGGTCTGCCATGTTTACGCAGCCGAAAAAGACGGTGACCTGCTAGACAAAGCGCAATGGTTAAAGGCTAACCCGGCGCTGGGATTGTTCCGGTCAATGTCTGATATGGAAAAGCAGGCAGACAAAGCCAACAGAATGCCGAGCTTTGAAAACACGTTTCGCAACCTGAACCTAAACCAGCGGGTTAGCACCATGTCGCCGTTCGTTTCCAAGACGGTTTGGGATCTTAACGGGCGTGCTATAATAGCTGAACGCGGGATAGAATGGTTTGGCGGTTTGGATTTATCGGCGCGCACGGATTTAACCTCGTTCGTCGTGCTGGGCATTAACCCGGATGGTATGATGATTACCGAGTCATATTTTTGGACGCCTGAGATTGGGCTGTTGGACCGGGCTAAAGTTGACCGACAGCCGTATGACGTGTGGGTGCGCGAAGGTTATCTGCGAACAACGCCAGGCGCGACAGTTGATTACAGTTTTATTGTGCGAGAAATTGCCGAAATAATCAGCGACAAAAATCTGGTTTCACTAGCTTTTGATAGGTGGCGCATCGATGTATTTAAAAAAGAATGTGAGCGGGAGGGCATTAGCCTTCCGCTTATTGAGTTCGGCCAAGGCTTCAAGGATATGTCGCCTGCTATCGACGCACTCGAAGCGGCGCTGCTTAATGATAAAATTGCGCACGCAATGCAGCCTGTTCTAACGATGTGCGCGGCGAACGCGGTGATAACAAAAGACCCGGCAGGAAACCGCAAACTGGACAAGCATAAGGCCACTGGAAGGATAGACGGCATGGCTGCTTTGACTATGGCGATTGGTGTGTTAAACTCCACAGTTGAAGCGCCAGAAGCGCTTTCTCCGTGGGAAGATTCTACCTACAGCATTATGGGTTAATTTAATGGCATGGTTTAAGAAAACCCCAGAAGTTCGATCAATGGAAAATCCAAACAACCCTATTACAGCACAAGCTGTAAACTGGGGCGGTAGTGCAGTCGCTGGCGTTAATGTCACGCTTGAAAATGCCCTCACTGTCCCCGCCGTCTGGGCCGCCGTCGAGTTTATCTCCGGCACTATCGCAAGCCTTCCTCTTAACGTCTACGAAAAAACAGAAGCAGGCCGGGTCAAAATGACATCGGGTTTGCAGACTGTTATCCATGACGCGGTGAACGAGGAAACCAGTTCTTTCGATTGGCGCAAATATACGTTTGAACGCATCCTAACCGGTGGTCGTTCAATAACCTATATCGAGCGCTCCAATGGAAGGGTGGTTAATCTTTGGCCGATGGACCCTGCCGACGTTACTATTAAGCGTTCATCGAACCGCAAGACGTATGAATACAATCCTGGCGGTGACGCTAAGCCTGTAACCTATGCGGCCAGCGAAATTATCGACATCTTCTTTTCTGTTGAGTCTGACGGGATTACATCGATCAGCCCAATTCTGACCAACAAAGATGCCATCGCCCTAGCAATTGCTGCGACAAATTACGGATCCAAGTTTTTCAATAATGGCGGCGTGCCTCCTTTCGTGATGACTGGTAATTTCCAAACCGGGTCAGCATTGAATCGCGCCTCCAACGATTTGCAGAATGCGATCCAACAGCAGACTAAAGAAAACCGTTTAGCACTGACGTTACCGGCTGGGCATGAGATTAAGCCGATCGGCGCAGACCCTGAAAAATCGCAGCTGGTTGACCTTAAGCGATTCCAAGTTGAAGAGATCGCTCGCATCTATTCTTTGCCACCAGTGTTCCTGCAAGACTTAACCCACGGCACGTTCAGCAATACAGAGCAGCAAGACCTACACCTGGTCAAACACACGCTGCGCCGCTGGATAACACAGGTCGAGCAAGAGATGAACCTAAAGCTATTCGGTCGCGATGAAGCGAAATTCTACGTTGAGTTTAACCTTGACGGTCTATTGCGCGGTGATTTCTCTACTAGAATGAGTGGCTACGCTACCGGTATTCAGAACGCTATCCTGACGCCGAACGAGGCTCGGGCACAAGAGAACCGCCCAGATAAAGATCTAGGCAACGATTTATTAGTCCAAGGTGCCACGGTGCCTTTGGGCCAACAGAAAATGGGTGATACAAATGTCTAAAGAAATCAGATCAGGTGAGCCGGTCGAGATACGGGCAGAAGGCAATACGATCAGCGTGAGTGGATACGCCGCTGTTTTCAATTCCGAAACTATCATTGGCGGTTCATACCGTGAGCAAATTGCACCCGGTGCTTTTGCTGATGCCATTGGCCGCGATGACGTTATGTTTCTTATCAACCATGACGGGCTCCCAATGGCGCGCACCAAGTCGGGCACGCTAATTCTGGCAGAAGATGAGCGCGGCTTGTATATGTCTGCCGAGTTGGATTCTACCGACCCTGATGTGCGGGCAATTGTTCCAAAGATGAAGCGCGGCGACTTGGATAAAATGTCGTTTGCTTTTATGCCAGAGGTGCAGAGCTGGGATGATTCGGGCGACATGCCTTTGCGCACCATTCGACAGGCTAGTCTTTTCGATGTTTCAATTGTTACTTACCCGGCATACCAAGACACCGACATCGGCCTACGTTCGCTGAGTGAATTTAGATCTGCGCAAGAAACCAAAGAAATAGAAAGCAACCCTGAAGCAATTGCTGCGCGGTTGCGAATGAAATTGGCATTGAGCCAATAATAATCGGCGGTTCCCGCTAATTATTGCCATCAAATCGCCCGTTGGCTGGGCATCAAAAAAGGCTTTAAAAATGGAAAATATCATCAAATTGCGGGAACAAATGGCTACCCTAGCCACTGAAGCCCGTTCACAACTTGACACTATTACCGACGCTACTGAGTCAAGCCGCGCCAAAGAAATCGAAGCACGTTTTGACGCTATCATGGTTGACCACGACAAAATCGGTTCTGCTGTTGAGCGTGAAGTAAAACTGGCCGATGCCGAAGCTCGTGCAGTCGAAGCCCGCCGCCCTAATGCTGGTGAAGCTGTTGCCGTTGCAGAAGCTCGCAAGTCTACCCCAGAATATAAAGAAGTTTTCGAGAAGCAATTGCGTTTCGGTTCTGCCGAGCTTGATTCTGAAGAGCGTTCAATTCTTTTGTCTGGCAAAGTTGAAGGCCGAGCGCAGTCTACTACCCCAGGTTCAGCTGGTGGTTTCACAGTTCCAGAAGGTTTCAGCGGTCAGATCGATCAGCAGATGGCGACCTGGGGACCAATGTGGGATGCCGCAATCGTTCGCGAATTGTCTACCACTACAGGTAACGCACTACCTTGGCCAACAGTAAATGACACCGCCAATTCTGGCCGTATCAAAGCTGA